AGAATTGTTATGATTACTTGTGAGGATAATATGGAACTAATGGCACGGTATGAGGATAATTACTTCGACCTTGCTATTGTTGACCCACCTTATGGGATTGGGGATAAATTTAAAGGTGGGAAAAGTGGTAAAATGAATTTTAACGAAGTGGTAGATAAAGGATGGGATGTTTCACCTCCTAAAAAAGAATATTTTGAAGAACTAAAAAGAGTTAGTAAAAACCAAATTATTTGGGGCGGTAATTACTTTTTTGACAATTTACAAAGCAGTAGGTGCTTTATTGTTTGGGATAAAAAGGTTAGTGAGGATTTTAGTTTAGCTATGGCAGAATTAGCTTGGACTTCATTTGACAAATTGGCTAAAATTTTTAGAATGTCTGTACCCAAAATTGGAGGTAAAATACACCCAACACAAAAACCTGTAAAGCTATATGAATGGCTTTTAATCAATTATGCTAAAGAAGGCGATAAAATACTTGACACACATTTGGGTAGTGGCTCAATAGCAATAGCTTGTCATAATTTAGGCTTTGATTTAACAGCCTGTGAACTTGATAAAGAGTATTACGATGCAGCAATAAAACGAATTGAACAACACAAAAACCAAACACGACTATTTTGATAACCGACATACTAACAAGCAAACACAATAAATGGATAAGCTACTGCCGTAGTTGGGGGTGCAACCCTGACACTAGCGAGGACTTGGTACAAGAGATGTATTTAAAACTATTAGTGCTTATACAGAACGGAATAGATATATCATATAAAGACGATATAAACGACTTTTACATTTATAAGGTGCTTCGTAGTATGTTTTTAGATTTATGTCGTAAGGAGCAGCGTACACAAGTTGTAGACCTAACAGACGATTACATAAAATACCTAATAGAAGAAAAGACAAAGGTAGAGTTAGAAGATGAAAAGATATTTGAAGAAGCCTTTGATAAGGTCAATGAAGCACTAAACGAGATGCATTGGTACGACAAAAAGGTATTTGAACTTGTACAGGACACTAACAATATATCTGCACTATCTAGGGAAACCAACATAGAGTACAGAAGCCTTTACAATACCTATCAGAAAGTTAAACGTAAGATAAAAGATAAACTGTAATGCAAACTTTTTACAGAGATTTAGCTAGAGGGGAACAAGTTGAGTATAATATACTGCATCTTATACAAAAAAAATATCCTAACGCTTATAAGATAAAAGGCTATTGTAAAGATTACGATTTATTTATACCTGAAATAAAAGCAGGGATAGAAGTTAAGTCAGACGAGAAAAGTAAATACACAGGTAATATAGTAGTTGAAATTGAATTTGATAATAAGCCATCTGCATTAAGTACAACAAAAGCTGATTATTGGATTTGGTATGATGGAGAGTGTATAACTTTTTTTAAACCAAAAGATATTTATAACTGTATTGAAGATAATAATTTATCTGTTTGTAGTTTTGTAGGTAAGGGAGATGTAAAGGAAAAGAAAGCATATTTAATTAAAAAAGATATGTTATATAAATACGCTATAACTAAAAAAAATATAAAATGGGATTAGGAGATTTAGTATATTACATAACCAAGTACACAGGTATTAGATATGTGTGGAAAAAGATATATCCTGACTGTGGGTGCGATGACCGTAGAAAGAAGTGGAATGACATAGAACTATAATATGCCAAAAGGAAAAATGAGCCAACATCAAATGGCGCAATGGCAGGTGTTTCTTGCTACACTTGGAAACAAACTAACAAACGAGCAATATAAATTTGTATGTAAGATACACGCTGATTTATTTGCACACCCATATCACGAGCCTTGTACGTGCAGCCCAAAACGCATAAAGGAATGGATGACACAAATAACAAGGATATATGAAGTTGGACTTAATACATAAGTTTGAGAAAGCCCTAGTTACTGCTCTTAACCTAGATGGTTGGAGATTAGTACACACAGGGGAAACTATGCTACCATACGATGCACAGGGACGAAGCCCACGCGGTATGCCTTGCGTAATCGAAATGAAGTTTAGAGATAAGTACTATGAAACCAAAATACTAGAAGTTGGTAAGTACAACAATCTTATGAAGATGGACAGCGACATACAGAAGTTTTACTTTGTAAATGACCCTAAAGGAAACTATATGTTTTGGCTAAACGACCTTAAAGATTTAAAGAAGGAAGAACTGTACTGCCCTAAAACTACAATGTGGAACACCAAGAAACAAAATAAAAGTGTATATTTGCTACAAGAGAAACAAGCTATAATAACAAACATATATGAATAATGAAGATTTTATTGCTATGAGTTGGGAACAGCGCATAGACTATTTTAGAGGTGTAGGTGTACGAACTACATACAATATTGCTATGGATGACAATCATCCTTTATACATAGCAGCAAACGACTACCTAGACGAAAAGAATGAATAAGAAACGAGCAAGCCAATCAGCAAGAATACAGGAACTAGAACAGCACGTAGTAAAGCTGTATATGATATTAGAACAAGTAGTAGAGAAATTAAAAGATGACAAGGGAACTTCTAAAACTTAAATTTCAAGGAGACTTTACAGCAGCTTCACACATCATACAGAAGTGGCTAGAGAAAAGCCCTGACAACAAAGAACTGAAATATGTTACGGAGTATTTGACAAATTCCTACATATATGCCACAGCTTGTGAGATGCAAATCAAAGAAGCCAACGCAATTATAAACAGATTAAAAGAAAAGAGAGACAAAGCAAAAGAATTAGCAGACGATTACAAAGAACTATACGAGAAACTACAAGAGAAAACATTATAACAAACATATAGATATGATTACATTACTAAACGGAGAGAAGTGGGATAGACAAGAGTTGCTATCTAAAATGGATGATGATAGCTTTTACTATGGTCATCTAGGTAAACACGCATTAAGTAGTAGCAGTATTAAATTGTTACAGACAAGCCCAAAGAAATATCATTACATTACAAAGTACAGTAAGAACGAAACTTCTCCTGCTTTACGTGCAGGGCATTTATTCCACACAGCTATACTAGAGCCTGAAAAATACAGCGATATAAAATTCATAGACGTACAAAGTAGAAACGCTAAAAAGTTTAAGGAAGCAGTAGAGGAGTATGGAGAGTGCTTTACAGCAAAAGAGAGAAGCGAAAACGAAAGACTAATTGATGCTTTCTTTAAGAACGAGCAAGCCTTACAACTTATTACTGATTGCCAAACAGAAGTACCTGCTATTGGCACTATTGATATGATGCCATTTAGAGGCAAGGCAGATGTATTGGGTAAGAGCGGAATAGTAGATTTAAAAACTACAACCGACATACGAGCCTTCCCTTATTCAGCTAAAAAATACGGTTATGATATACAGGTGTACATATACTGCCAACTATTTAACATACCTTATACAGAGTTTACATTTATAGCTTTAGACAAAGGCACACTAGACATAGCGATATACGACGTATCAGAGGACTTCTATTTAGAAGGGGAACGTAAGACCCTTGAGGCAATAGACAGATACAAGATGTTTTTTATAGAAGATGCAGACCTAGACAGCTACACATTAAGGGGTACACTATGAAACGATTTATAAGCGATATGGAAACCATACAACTAGCCATCAAGCTAGGAGACTATGAAGATGCTTTAGAAATGCTACAAGAGGTTAAAGAAGAAATGATTATATTAGACGCATTGAATTATGAATAGAGAACAAATAGCATACGAGAAAGGATACAGAGTTACTAAAAACGGATGTTTAATTGGTTTAAGACGCACAAGGATTGGTTCGATAAATAATCAAGGGTATGAAAGAACAACAATTTTAAATAATAATAATAAAAAACTTTATATTCAAACGCATAGATTACAAGCATATCAAAAATATGGAGATAAATTATTTCAAGATGGTATTGTAGTCAGACACTTAAACGGAAACGGTTTAGACAATTCTTGGAATAACATAGCCATAGGCACACAGAGAGATAATATAATGGACATACCTAAAGAAAAACGTAAAAGAGATACATCAAAAGGTAATAAAGCGTCTATAAAATATCCGAAAGAGTTTGTGTTAAAATTAAGAGAAGAATACAAAGTAATAAAAAATTATAATGAATTAGGTAGAAAATATCATATGTATCCAACAGTGATATGGCAATTAATAAACAAACGCAAAGTATTTAAAGATGCGTAAGACTACACTAATAAAAAGTTATGCTTACTTTAAAGGCGAACTACAAAGAGCATACGAAAACACAAACGAGAAACTAATAAACTATTATACAGATGAAATACAAAAACTTCTTACTAAATACCACACAAAGAAACAGGGAGAACATACAACACCTAAAAACTTTGATTGAGAAGCAAACAGGAAAAGACATAACAATAAACACTAGACACAGAGAAATAGTATTTGCAAGAAAGATATACTACAAGATACTTACTCTTACTACCAAGATGAGTTACAAGTCTATTGGAGACACACTAGGACAGACACACGCAACTGTAATACATTCACTAAACAACTTTGATTGGGATTACAACCACAACCCTGCATTTAAAGAGGCATACGATAGAGTATATAATAAGTACACTAAAAAGGGTACTGTTGCTACTGTTGAGACTATGGTGTACGAAAACAGATTACTAGAAGAAAAGATACTTGAACTAAAAGGTCAGATAGAAGAACTAGGAAACGAATTGAAAGAAACACG